TTGCAAGCAATAGCAAGGACGTATTTGCTACGTATCCTGCCGCCAAGTCGGTTCATGAGGACGCTACGAATACTGCGTATGCTGAACAGGTTGGTGCTTCTAACGGTATCGTAATTAATAAACTCACTGTAGCTACAAGTTACTCAATTCCTAGCGGATACTCAGCTATGAGTGCTGGCCCTATTACGATTAACGGTGGTGTAAGTGTAACTGTTCCTAGTGGGTCTAAGTGGGTGGTGTTCTAAATGTTTGGTTTATCGGCATATTCACAAGCTCCGTATTCGTCATTAGGTGAAGCTGGGAATGTCGTATTAGCTACTGCTGCGGTAGATGCTTTTGCCACAGTAACGGCAAACGCTTTTGCGGTATATAACGGTGCAGGAAGTATTAACGGCTCTGCTACTGTTTCTGCTGTAGGCATTAGGATTCAGACTGCTACAGGCTCTATAGATGCAACTGCGGTAGTAACTGCTAACGGTGGCATTATTTATAGTGCTACTGGCTCAATAATTGGTACTGCTACTGTAACTGCTAATGGTGGGTTAATCATACTTGCCACAGGTGCTATAAACGGCACTGCAACGGTAACAGCAGAAGCTACTAGAGTCTTATTCTTTACTGGTGCTATTGACGGCACTGCTACGGTTACGGCTGAAGGCATACGAGTTCAGGTAGGAACTGCTGCTATTGATGGGACAGCTACGGTAACATCAAGTAGCGAAGTTGATTATAGTGGTAACGCTTCAGTAGATGCTTTAGCAGAGGTTTCATGTTTAGCGATTGCTGTATGGAACGCCATAGCTGGTATAGAAGGAAATGCTGATATAAGCGCAGACGGTCAGGTAATTGGTGACGAGTGGACTAACGTCACAGAAGAATCTAATACTTGGACTATTGTTCCTGCTGGTGACAATACATGGACAGTAGTTTCATCACAATCTGATACTTGGACAAGGCAATAATGGCTAAACAACGAATAATATTTGGTGAATGGCTACCAGATCAGCCTGGTGTTACAGGTGCTTTAACAGGTGCAGTTAACTGTTATCCAGTTACTAATGGATACGCTCCAATTCTTGACGAAGAAGAATATTCCGATGCTGCTGATGCTGATTTATTGACTTGTTTTGCAGGTAAAACAGCAGGAACGGTATCATTATTTGGTGCTTCTGCTAGTAATTTATACAAATTTGAAGCTGGTACTCGTGCAATGGATCCTCTAACCACTGCTGGTTATAGTGCTATCGAGTATTGGGATGTAGTTCAGTATGGCGATAAGATGGTTATGGCTAACGGAACGGATAAATTACAGTCGTTCACGCTAAATTCATCGACTTACGCAGGAGATTTGTCTGCTGACGCTCCTGAAGCTAAATATGTAACGGTAGTTAAGGACTTTGTAGTCGCTGCTAACGTAGCTGGCGAAGAAAACAAGGTCTATTGGTCTGACATTAACGATGAAACAGATTGGACTCCTGGTCTTGCTAGTCAAGCTGACTCTCAGGTAATGCCTGACGGTGGTGACATCACTGGTTTAGCGGGTGGTGAGTATGGCATCGTGTTTATGGAGCGTGCAATCTACCGTATGACGTATGCAGGTAGTCCATATTTCTTCCAGTTTGACGCTATTAACCGTACTTTAGGCTGTATTTCTGCCGGATCAATCATTAACTTTGCAGGATTAACGTATTTCCTAGCAGACGATGGTTTTTACGTGTGCGATGGTCAGACAACTAAAGGTATCGGTACAGAAAAAGTAGATCGATGGTTCTTTGATAACGCTAATCTAACGGCAATTAAATTAGGAATGTCATCTGCTATAGATACAGAGAAACGCCTGATTACTTGGTTGTTCCCTGCACAGAATGGTGACAATTTACTGCTGATTTATAACATCTCGCTAAACAAATGGTCGTATGCAGAGACTACTGCTGACAGTGTATCGTTTGCTCTAACGCCATCGGTAACGCTAGAAGGATTAGACGTATTTAGCGCAAGCATAGACTCACTAGGCATCTCTTTAGATGATCGTCAGTGGGTTGGTGGACTATTGTTATTGTCTGCAACGAGAGGCCCTAATATCGTTACCTTTAGCGGTCAGTACAAACAGGCTGCATTAACGTCAGGTGACATAGATATAGGTCATTCAGTCATTACTTTAGGCAGACCGATTGTGGACGATGGTAGCGGCTCTGTAGCGGTCGCAAGTCGTGAACTATTGTCTGATGCCATTACGTTCGGAGATGCCTCTGTAGCCGATTCTGAGGGTCGCTGTGGGCTGCGTTCGGCAGGTAGGTATCACAGGGTTAAAACTAGTCCTAGTGGTAACTGGAAAACTGCTGTAGCTGTTGAAATTGATATAGCAGGTCAGGGTACTCGATGACGAGAACAGTCCAGTTTCAGACGTTACCTCCTTTTGGCGGAGATCAGCGACAGGTTGCTGAAGTCGTTCGTGGGATTATGGACGGCAAGACGAATAACACTGGAAAGGTAACTTTAGCTACAGGCAATGCGGCTACAACGACTATATACGACAGCCGTATAGGTAACGAAAGTCTTATATTTCTGATACCAGTTAGTGATGCTGCTGAAGCTGATTCTGCTCCTTATGGTGCATTTCAAGATAATGCAGATCAAACCGCTGCTAATACGACTACTGCTTACGCTATAGCAATAGCAACAACTGACTATTCTAATGGTGTGTATTTATCTAATACATCAAGAATGAACGTCAGAAATTATGGCGTGTATAACATTCAGTTTTCTATCCAATTTAAAAATACTACTAACGATTCACAAGATGTAGATATTTGGTTTAGGAAGAATGGAACAGATGTAACTGCATCAAATAGTAGATTTAGTTTGCCAGCTAGAAAAAGCTCAGGTGATCCAAGTCATTTAATTGCAGCACTTAATTTCTTTTTAGAATTGCAAGCCAATGATTATGTTGAGATAATGTGGCGTGTTTCTGATATTGGTGTATCTATTGAATCTTATGGAACTAGCACAAGTCCTACAAGACCTGCTGTTCCTGGCGTTATAGCAACGATGCAATATATAGCTCCTTCAGCAACAAGTAATGTTTACGTTTCTTCACAAACTCAAGGGAGTGCAACTTTGACACATTGGTCTAATAACACAGCAGATAAGACTTACGGCTACATAGTGGTGGGCTAATGGAATTTAGACATATACCAGTAGCAGATATACGTAAATGGTGGGCATCAATTAAAGCACCATTGGACAAAATTAAAGGGTATAGCCCAGAGGATTGGATAGTAGAAGATGTCTATGCAGATTTAATATCTAATAGATCACTTCTATGGGTAGTTTTGAAGGAGCAGAGGTTCGGTGGCTTCTTCATATTGCAGCCATCTGGACTACATCTACACGTTTGGGCGGCTTGGACGTTAGAAAATGATTATCAAATGGTTGAAGATGGGCTAAAATACATAAAAGGCTTGGCAAGTCAAGCTAATGCAAAATATGTAACTTTTTCTAGCCATCGACAAGGTTGGCAACGTAGGGCGAAACAATTAGGTTTCCGTCCTAAACAGTGGATTTGCGAGGTCTAATATGGGCGGTGGTGGCGGTGGTTCAACTACAACAAGCGGGATAGATCCCACAATTAAGCCGTATGTAACGTATGGTTTAGAAGAAGCTAAACGCCAGTATGAGTCACCTGGTGCGTCATTCTTTCCTGGTCAGACTTATGTATCTCCTAGTGAGGCTACTCAAACAGCGTTACAGGCAGCTCAACAACGAGCTATGTCAGGCTCTCCGATTCAGGCAGCAGCACAGCAAGAGTATCTATCAACAATTGAAGGACGAGGCGTTAATCCATTCCTAGAGGGTGCATTAGCTGGCACTACTCGTCAGGCTCAAGAGGCTTATACTCGTGGCGTACAGGGCTTACAGTCTAGAGCTTCATCAATGGGTCGTTACGGCTCTAATGCAATGGGTCAGCAGGTAGGTCAGGCTCAGGACATATTCGGTCGTAACTTAGCGGAAAGTGCAGGTCAATTAGCTTATCAATCTGCTGAGGCAGAACGTGGCAGACAAATGGCTGCTGTGCAAGGTGCGCCAGCGTATGCTCAAGCTGATTACATGGACATTCAGAAGCTATTAACGGCAGGTCAGGGTCAAGAATCGTATCAGCAGAAAGCTCTGCAAGACGCTATCAACCGTTACAACTACGAACAAACTCTGCCACAGCAGAAGCTACAGCAATTCACGAATCTATTCACTAGCGTTCCTTCTGGTGGAACTAGTACAAGTACACAAACAGGGGGCAAATAATGGGCGGAGCAGCTAATCCTATTCTTGGATCTTTTTTAAATGGTATTGGCACAAACATTCTAGCTGGGAATGATCCAGTTAAAGGTGCTTTGATAAATGCCTCAGCGTTGGCTGGTAGCGGCAATATGGGGGGAGCTATGTCCTCTGCTGCGCCTTCTGCTATTCCTCCACCTACTTCAGTAATACCTGGAATTAATGGTGGCCCAACTGCTGCGTTTTATACTCCTGCCTCGTCTACTGCTGCTGCATCTCAGTATCAAATTCCTGGACTTGTAGGTGGCCCTTCTCAGGCTTTTTCTAATCCTGCGGTTATGTCTCCTCCTCCTATTCAGGGTTTAGTTGGTGGCCCTTCTAACGTGTTTTCTAATCCATATACAGCACCAACTGTATCTCAAACTTTTCCATTAGCTTCTGCTAGTAATGTTCCTGCTCCGATTGTTGAAATGGGAACAAATGCTGCATCTCCATCATATTGGGAGCAATTTAAAGGATTCAGTAGAGAAAATCCTATGCTAACGCAAATGGGTTTTGCTACAGCTAAAGATGTTCTTACTCCAGAGCAGATAGCTCAAGCTCCTGCCGTTCCAGTTCAGGCTAGAGGTCAGTTAAGAGATTACAACCCAATGGCATCAATGGATCCGTACAGACAATCAGTAATTAGCAATCAACCGATTTCACTATTAGGGTGATATATGGCAATACAAGATTTAACACCGTTTGGAACTTTACCTAGTGCATATCAAGGCTTGCTAGGTGCTGATGAAACTGCTGCTCTGCAAAAAAGAGCGCAGATACAAGGGCTATTAGGTGCTGGATTAGCTTTAGCTAAGGGTATGAGTGCATATGGCCCTCCACGTTCAGCATTGCAAAACATTCTAGGCGCAGTAGCTGGTGGATTTGAGGGTGCTGGCGGTACTTATCAACAAGGCTTACAGAACTTCCAGACTCAGCAACAATTAGAACAGTTAAGAATAAAGCAGCAGCAAACTAGAAATC